CCATAGATGGGGATGGTGAGGAGTATCACGATATGCTAAACGATTCTAACCTCTATGACCTATTTGAACAACTCCAAGAGCTACACAGTGGTAGTGTTACTGACGTAGGTACACTACTAGGTGTGCTTGATGCCTTGGTAGATTCCTACGTAGATAAACAATTAGCTAATACATTCCAGGAGAATGATTATGATTAATAATGGTAAGTATACACAGACAACACAGTATGCCTTTAGCTACGGTATAACTTTAGCTATGTTTATAAAAAGACACCCTAGATTCTCATTAAGGAGAATTAAAGTGCTATATAAGTCTGAATTAAGTAATTGGAAAGCAGTATGAAACCTGCAAATAACTACTTCGCTCAGAAGAAGCGTAAACTAGTAAAGAAAGGTCAAGAGCTTGCACCTCGCAGGCTCAGCGCTTTAAAAGAATAAAACTAAGAAAGGTCAAGTGATGGAACTCACAGGCTCCTTCCTTCTAAAGAATAAAACACAAACAAACTTAAAAACAAACTAAAAGGTAAATATTATGACAAACACAATCACTGAGCCACGCACTTTCATCATCAAGAACGTTGAGATTAACTACGCTAAACTAGCAGCACCTGTAAGTCCATTTGGTGTTTCTCAATACGAGATTCAAATTGCTACAACAGACAAAAGTCTAGTAGAGCATTTAAAATCTAACTTCATTAATGTTAAAGAGAAAGATGGTAAATTTGTTGCATCTCTTAAACGTAAAGCAATGAAAGCTAGTGGTGATGATAACGGACCTGTAAAGGTTTTTGATAATCAATTACAAGCTATTGAAAAGGCTAAACTATCTACAATTGGTAATGGTTCTACTGGTAACATTAAGTTATTCCAATACCCATATAATGTTAATGGTAAGAAAGGTGTTGCTGGTTCTTTAACAGCAATCCAAATTACTAACTTTGTAGAGTATACTGGTGGTGGTAGCTATACCGATGGTTTTGATATCGTTGGTGACCCAATGGATTCAACAGTGGAAGATACTGGTTCAGTAGGCTTTTAATTTAAGTAGTAGAGGTGCCTTATGGGTTCCTCTGCTTTTTTTCTTTTGAACACTTCGTGTCCATCCTTCGGGGTGACTAAGATACCCTAAAGTATTATAAAGGTTATACATATGTCTTATAGTAAAACAAATAGTAAACTTATAGCTCTAATTAACAGAGCAGTACCTGAAGCATTAGCTGTACCACTATCAGAGTGGACTTCAAACGAGGATGGTGATGGTATTTGGTTCAGAGGATCTGAGGAGTACACTAGTGACGGTGGTCGTGTCTTTAACTACTATGCAGCTGATGGTAATATGATGCACCCAACAATTCAAAAACTACTAGACAAGCATGGCTACTACGCACAACCGTATGATTGTGGTACCGTAATGGCCTACACCTAGTAATAGCGAACTTAAAGAGCCCTTAGAGGCTCTTAAAGTTCTTCAGCACCGACAACATAAATAGAGGTAAACCTAATGGTACATAGAGAGATAGTCAGAATACTTAAAGAAGAAGAGGGTTTCCGAAGTGAAGCTTATATTGATACAGAGGGTTACCCGACAATAGGCTACGGTCTTAAGATTGGTGACAAAGGACAGCCTGTAGAGCACTTTAAGCTATTTAAAATGTCAAAGGGTGTTGGCCTTACCTACTTAGAAGAAGAGGTGATAGAGCTCTATGAGAGACTCTCAGAGACCTTCAAGTGGTTCACAGGTTTAAGTAAGGATAGACAAGTTGTGATTGCATGTATGGCATACCAACTGGGTGTAGCTGGCTTATGTATGTTTAAAAATATGATTGTAGCTATACTGAAAGAGGATTGGAATGAAGCCTCAGTTCAAATGTTAGATAGCAGATGGTTCAAACAGACTCCTAATAGAGTAGAACGTATGGCAACCATGATGAAAGGTGTAGAATGATAATCTCAAAACTAGAAAAGAATGATGTGCTTGAAGCTACACTACTAATGGATAGCACCTGGGATGATGATATGTACACCTACGCTCGTGATGAGTCTATGTGGATAGGTAAGCTTATACAATACATACAATCCCAGTATAATGGTGATTTAAACTATGTAGCGTATAAAATGACCAATGAAAAAGGGGACATAGGAGGTTTCCTATTGGGTAATGTATTCCGTGAGACCTACTCAGGTCAATTGGTAATGGACATTAGTGATATGATAGTGGATGTACATGCAAGTAAGGGAGATCAAATAAAAACAGTAAAAGGTCTTATAGACACTACGTTAGATTATTGTAAGTTGCACGATATACTACATTGGAGAGCTGACACTATCCATGAGAGTAAACAAGCTGAAGGTTACATAAAGTTCCTTAAAGCCAAATACACAGGTGAAATCTCCTACACATTTAGAGGTAAAATATAATGGATATAAAGAAAGACTGGTGCTTCTCAGATACCTTAGAGCCCTTGTTCTACCATATACACGCTGACAAAAAAGTTAGCTGGGCGTATATAGCAGAGATGAAAGAGATAATAATGATGGACGAGGAAACTGCAGATTTACTAGTTACACAAGGGAAGGTAGTAGAAGAGTCAGAGAATATCCCAGAGTTAATAATAGGTAGTTTATCAAAAGCACTAGGTAACGACCCATCAGAGACCTTTACACTTGTTGGTGAGAAATCAAAAGAACCTAAAGAGCCTGAAGTTGAACCAAATGTAAACGTCATAAAGATACCTGAGACCTACAGAGCTGAGCTTTGTAATACAAGTATCTCACCTGAGGTTTTAATAAGGAAGTTAAACATAGCTATTAAGAAAGAGGATAAACCTAACTGTATCTCTATCTTATTTGAAGGTGCTCCAGGTACAGGTAAAACTATGGCTGCTGCTCACATTGCTGCAGGTATGGGTAAGAGTTTAGTGTCCTACCGTATTAGTGATTTACAAAATAAGTACATTGGAGAGTCTGAGAAGGCTATAACTAAGGCTTTTGACGATGCTGAGAAGAAAGGTTATGTTCTACATATGGATGAAATAGATAGTATATCAAGAAGCCGTGGTGATGACTCTAAGGGTTATGAGATTAAGTCAGTAAACACCTTGTTACAATGCTTAGACAGATTCAAAGGTGTTTTCATAGCTACAACCAACTACAAGGATGACTTAGATGCTGCAATAAAGCGTAGGTTCTTGTTAAAGCAGGAGTTTAAGAACTGTACTACAGAACAAGCTGATGCCTTATCTTTACTATTCTTCAAGCGTAAGGCTCCTAAAGGTTTACCCAATGGGGTGTTTGCACCAGCTGACTTCAAAATTGTTAAAGACTCTTTCCTGTTTGAAGAGAACTCAACAATAAACCGTAAGTTCATACTAGAGCGTTTAACTAGTGAAGCAAAAGATAGAAACAATAAAGATTTAATTAACATTAAAAAGGCAGGGTTTGCACATGAGTAATATTCCAATGATAGTGGAAAAGGAAGGTAAACGTGAACGTAGTTGGGATGTTTATAGCCGATTATTTAAAGACCGTATTATATTCTTAGATACAGACTTTAACGACTACATGGCTTCTGCTATTTGTGCACAACTACTCTTACTAGAGATGGAAGACGATGAAGCTGATATTACAATCTACATTAATAGCCCAGGAGGCTCTGTAAGTAGTGGTTTAGCTATTATAGATACTATGAACTTCATCAAGTGTGATGTATCTACAGTAGTTTTAGGTATGGCAGCTAGTATGGGAAGTATCACAGCAGCTAGTGGTACTAAAGGTAAGCGCTTTATGCTACCTCATGCCCGTAATATGATTCATCAAGTATCTTCAGGAGCTAGAGGACAAGTGGCAGATATGAAGATTGCCTTAGCAGAGGCTGAAAAGTTAAACACAGAGCTACGTAATCTCTATGTAGCCGCTAACACAGGTGGTAAGACAGTTGCAGATATGAAGAAAGCTATGGACCGAGATACCTGGATGACAGCTAAAGAAGCAGTCAAGTTTGGTGTGTGTGATAAAATAATTAGTAGGAAGTAGGAATATATTATGAAAAATGAACAATTCTATATAGATGGATTAACGGTAGACGTAGATCTTTTACCTGATAACGGTTTAAGTGATTACCAAACTAAGTATATTTGGGAAATCAAAGCTATATACAACGGTAATAAAGATGTTACACAGTATGTACTTAATGATGCTTTACAAATGTTGGCAATTACACACGAGTTATCTGATATGTTTGGAACTTACGAGGATGTAGTACGATGAATAATGATTTAATAGATTTAGAAGGTAAGGTACACACTTGGCATCATGCCCGTAACTTGATACAAGGCTCTACAGACTCAGCTCAGTTTGTAAAACTTATAGAAGAAACGGGGGAGCTAGCTGGTAATATAGCTCGTGGTAAAGATCTTAGAGATGATATCGGTGATATAATGGTTGTTCTTATCAACATAGCTACACGTAATGGTCATACACTTCAAGAGTGCCTAGAAGTAGCCTATGATGACATAAAGGACCGTAAAGGTCAGATGGTAGATGGTGTTTTTATTAAAGAGGAAGACCTATGAAAATGGATGTAAGTGAATGCTCAGAGGAAATTATCAAAAACTACTTCTACAATTGGGATTGCCAAATGGCTAAAGCCTTCAATGGCACAAAGTTACCCTCAGACTTCCCTAGAGATGTCCAAGGTGTCACTTCTTTAAGAAAGGAAGGTAGACTTTTAGCTTTCTACCAATTAAAAAACTACTGTAAAGACAACAACTTAGTTGTCAATCAATAAAAACAAACTTAAAATCAAATAAAAGGTAATTAAAATGTCTGGATATGTAATATATGAAGGTCCTTCATTGTTCGACAAGAAACCAATTGTAGCAGTTCTAACTATGACAACTACAAATAAGAAGACAGGTCAAATGGCCCAACTGTGGATTCTACGCTCAGATATAGCACCACACGAAGCTGTTAAAACAGGTGAAGACTTATCAGTCTGTGGTGGATGTAAGCACCGACACTTTACTGGTGGTTCTTGCTATGTGTTACCTTTTCAAGGTCCACGCTCAGTTTATGCAGCTTATAAACGGGGTAGATACAGTAAGGACCTAGAGAAACTCTCTAAATTACTGCCAACAAGTGGTGTAAGATTAGGGGCTTATGGTGACCCAGCGATGCTACCAGAAGAAGCTTTAGCCTGGATAACTCATTATTCTAAGTTTACTACTGGTTATACACACCAGTGGAAGAATAAGAGACTAGGGCATGCTGTCAAGTACTGTCAGGGTTCCGTAGACACACCTCAGGAGTATGCTGAGTTCAAAAGCATGTACCCCAAGGGTTACACTTTTAGAGTTGCTGCAGATGATGTGAGGGACTCTGATGAGATAGAGTGCTTAGCTGATAGTAAGGGTTTAAGTTGTGTTGAGTGTAGACTGTGCGATGGTAAGACTCAAGATATCTCAATTAAAGTGCATGGATCCTACGCTTCAAGATACGCATCTACTATCTCAATTAAGGAGGTGTAGTATGCTACTGGATGAGACACTTAAAAGGTTAGGTAAGCTGCTGCAGGAAAGAGTGGCTTTACTAAATATGGCAGACTCTGCAGATAGACGTAAACAATCATACATAGATCGTAAAATAGATCAGAACTCAGAACGTATAGAGGATATTGTTGATGGATACATAGAGAGGGCTAGGAGATGATTCTACTACCCTTAATTGTAACCACCTTCATAATCTTTGGATATTTATTCATATTCCGAGAGTTCTTTACTAAAGTAATTAATTTTAAAGGAGAAGAAGAAGATGGCTAAACCCCATAATACACACCCAAACTCAATAGCAGCTCTTAAGAAACATGCAGCACCATTATTTACTACAGAATCCGCTAGAAAGGGACAACTTGCAGGTGCAGCTGCTCGTAAGAAGAACAACGAGATGCGTAAGCAAGCTGCTGAAGTACTAAAAGGTGTATCCTCTGAGTGGAAGACTTACTCTAAGGAAATACAAGAAGGCCCATCAGCTGTAGATGTTCTACGAATAATGATGTTAAACAAAATAGAAGAAGGTGATCATGATACAGCTATTGATATCGCTAAAAGTATAGCTGAGTTCGAGACACCTAAGTTAGCTCGACAAGAAAACACAAATGTAGAGCTAGGTGCTGATGATTTATCAGATGATGAATTAGATGCTAAGTTACAGGAATTCTTTAAAGGTAAATAGAGATGGATACATCACACCAAAGAGTAGTTAGTATTATTAGAGATAGGTATTTAGATGAGCTGAAAGATGTCTTAGCTTCTGATATAGAAGAAGAGGATGTTGTTGAATTTATCGTAGAGTTAGTTAACGATGTAACTAGAGAAGTTAAACAAGAGGCTTACAGAGATGGAATATTATAAAGCGATGGAATATTATAAAGCGATGGAGCTAGTAGAGGCTTTCATGAAGGGTAGTCCTTATCCAGAGAAAGTAGGTGCACTACAGGCCCACTTAGGTCTAGCACTAGCTGGGTCAACTGATGTTGTAATAGAAGTAATGAAGAAGAGAGTAGCTAATGAGCCATTATGATGAACTAAGATTTGAAGATAGCCAAGTAAGTGACAACATCTCACAGGTTACTAATACGTTACCTATAAAAGATAACACAAACCCATCACACTACACCTCAAACAATATAGAGTGTATAGATTACATTGTAGACTCCTTAGGTACTGAAGGTTCTATTAGTTTCTGTCAAGGTAATGTTGTTAAATACTTACACCGCTGGAAGCAGAAGAATGGTCTTGAAGATCTTAAGAAAGCACAATGGTACTTAACTAAAATGATTGAACTTAAAGGTAAGTAAAATGAGTAAATACGTATTTGATATAGAAAGTAATGGGCTATTAGACAATATTTCAACAATATGGTGTCTAGTTATGCAAGATGTTGAGACTAAGGAAATATTCTCCTACAGTGACTATGATGATGACTTACCAAGCTTAGCTAAAGGTATGGAACACCTTATGTCTGCTAAACTACTAATAGGTCATAATATTATAAACTATGATGCACCTGCTATTAAGATTGTACTGGGTATTGATATATTACATAAAGATATGCATGACACCTTGATATTTAGTCGTGTAAATAGATATAAAAGACCTTTCATTGGACATAGTTTAAAAGCCTGGGGTCAACACTTAGGTGATAACAAACTACAGTATGATGATTGGACTAAGTATACTAAGCAAATGCTCACCTACTGTAAACAGGATGTTGAGTTAAACACTAACGTATATGAAGTTCTCATGAAGGAGTATGAAGGTCTTAAGAAGAATAACCCCCTAATATCTGAAGGTATGCGTGTGGAGCATGAGGTTGCTAAGATACAAGCACGTATAACTGAAGATGGTTGGAACTTTGATGTTAAGAAGGCTAAGGAAACTCATAAGTTAATGAGAGATCGTATGGATGTTATAGAGGCTGAGTTAGAGCCTCAACTAGGCTTCCATAAGGTATTTCTAGATAAGGAACCTAAAACCCCTAAGTATAAGAAAGATGGTAACTACACAGCTGTAACAGCTAGGCTACTATCAGAGCACCTAAGTCAAGTAGTTAATATAGAAGATACCCATGTTATGGGACCAGGTGTTAAGTTTCAAAGATCTAAGATGGTTAAGATAAAATTAGGTCAGACAGAGCTAGTTAAAACTTGGCTACTAGCTAAAGGATGGAAACCTGACGCTTATAACCGTAAGATGATCAACGGTCAATGGCAGAACACTGGTCCTAAACTAACTGAGACATCCCTAAAGAAACTAGGAGGTCCTGGTGTAATGTTAGGTGAATACACAACTCTAACTAATCGTTACGCTATCTTAACTGGATGGTTAGATAAAGTAAAAGGTGGGAGATTACATGGTGAAATGCAAACTATAGGTACACCAAGCTTTAGAGCAAGACATAGTGTAATTGTTAACATACCTTCACTAGGGGCAGCTTGGGGTAAAGAAATGCGAGAGTTATTCAGAGCTGAAGATGGTGAGTTACTTGTGGGTGCTGATAGTAGTGGTAACCAACTTAGAGGTCTTGTGCACTATGTTAATAACCCTGAGTATACTGATATTGTGGTAAATGGTGACCAACACCAACGTAACGCTGACTTTCTGGGTTGTACTAGACCTGAAGCTAAGACATACCTCTACGCTTATCTCTTCGGAGCAGGTGATGGGAAGCTTGGTGAAGTACTAACAGGTAAGGCTAGTGTTAAGATAGGTAAAGAGTCTAGAGCTAAGTTTGCTGCTGGTATCAAAGGTCTTAAAGAACTTGATGAAGGTGTTAAGAAAGCTTGGACTAGACGTAGTGTCACTCAGAACCAAGGTTGGATCTTCGGGTTAGATGGTAGACCACTATTTGTACCTTCAGACCGTCAATGTCTCAACTACTTATTACAGTGTGCTGAAGGTATCACTTGTAAAGCTGCTGTAGTTTGGGCAGATATGATGATTAAAAAGGAAGGTTTAAGAGCTAAACTACGAATCATGTATCACGATGAGATGCAAATATCTTCACACCCTGAGGATGCTGAGCGTGTTAAAGAGATAGCTGCATTATCATTTAAAGAGGCACCTAAAGCATTCAAAGTTATGGTTATGGATGGTGATGGTGTAATTGGAAAGAACTATGCGGAGACTCATTAATGAGAATTTTAATAGATGCAGACAGTGTTTACTTCAAAATGTGCTGTGTAACTAAGAAGCAAAATGAGCTAAGGAAAGGTATTGATAGGAAGATGCGAGAGATTATATCAAACTGTCAATTCTTTGAGGAAGATGTAGAAGTTAAGGTAGGTATCAAAGGTAAAGGTAACTACCGTCACAACTACTGTGCCACATACAAGGGACGTAGGCCTGAGTTAGATCAAGAGATGAAGGACTCTCTTGCATACTGCTTAGAGTACATGGAGAAGAAATGGGATGCTATACCTGCTCATGGTATGGAAGCTGATGATTTGGTCTGTATCTGGGCCTATGAGGCTATGGAAGAAGGTGAACCTTATGTCATGGCCCACATAGATAAAGATTTAGATCAAATACCTGGACTGCACTACAACTTTGACTCTCAGAAGCTTTATGATATTTCAGCTGAAGAGGGGCATAAGAAGTTAATGCTTCAAGCTCTCACTGGTGATAGGACCGATAACATACCTGGTATTAAGGGTATTGGACCTAAGAAAGCTGAGAAGATACTTAATGGTGTACCTGTAGAACGTATGTGGAATCGTGTAAGGGCTGCATGGAGGGCACATAAAGCAGGAGATCCATTAGTCTCCTACAATATGCTCCGTATGGTTCAGACTTGGGATGAGTTCAACGTATGGAGGGATAAATATGATCTTGAAACATAGATTCAATGTTAAACCATTAAGTGCTAATAAGATGTTTGGTAAGAAAGGTAAGATAACCTTTAAAACTAAAGACTATTTAAACTACCAGAATGAGATAAGAGATGAAATATTAGAAGAAGCTGATAATGATGTATGGCCTTTCGGGGCCTCTTACACAACATTCACAATAACAGCAGGTCTATCAAACCGTGGAGCTGACTTAGATAATGTGATGAAACCCCTGTTCGACACCTACCAATCAATATACTCAGACTTCAATGATAATAAGGTTTATCATATAGAAGCTTTTAAGGATATTGTTAAGAAGGGTGAAGAGTACATTGACGTAACAATTAAGGAATGGAAAGATGAAGTACCAAATAACAACAATAAAAAATGATATAACAATTGAAGCAGATGGCTACATAAACTCTGGTGGAATACTAGAATTCCTGAAGAAGGAGGAAGCAAAAACTGGTGCAATCTTTACAGGTGAAGAGAAGACTAAGGTTATCTACGCAGTAGGTACAGCACAATTAATTAGTTTAATACCAATCGAGGATGAAGAATGATAACTGACCGTAAGATGACACCTACCATAGACTACCCAGCAGCTGTAGATTTTATGGAACAACAATCAAATGTCTTTTGGACTGCACATGAAATTGATGTAGGTAAAGATAAGCATGATATCTTAGTAAATATGACAGATGCTGAAAGGCATGCTGTTATAACTACACTAAAACTATTCACTAAATATGAGATGATTATAGGTGAAGAGTACTGGTTAACTAAGATAATGCAGAAGTACCCACGACCTGAGATTCAAGCTATGGCTAGCCTCTTTGGTGCTGTAGAGTTGTCAGTTCACTCACCTTTCTACCGTAAGATTAATGAGGAGTTAAATCTAGCAACAGATGAATTCTACAGTTCTTACACCTCAGACCCTGTGTTATCAGCACGTATGAAGTGGTTAGACAATAAGCTGGATAGCAATAATTGGTTTGAGTCATTAATCACCTTTGTATTCCTAGAAGGTGCTGTACTATACGCATCGTTTGCATTCTTAAAGCACTTCCAAAGCGCAGGTAAGAACAAACTACTTAATGTAGTATCAGGTATTAACTTCTCAGCTCGTGATGAAGCATTACACTCTGAGGCAGCTGCATGGTTATTCCAACAGCACTTAAGTGAATTAGGTGAAGCTCCAGTGTTATACCTAAAGTTAATTGAAGATATAGCAGAGCAAGTGTTGGAGCATGAAATAGCTATTATTGATAAACTATTCGAAGAAGGCCCTATTGAAGGTATAACTAAGAAACAGTTAGTAGCTTTTGTTAAGTCAAGGTTAAACGTGTGTGCTCAGAATATGGGACTTTCAGGTCGTCTTTACGATGTGGATTATAACCCTCTAGCTGAGGATTTTTATAAAGGTATAAATGGTTTCAGTGCTAATGATTTCTTTAGCTCTGTAGGTAATCAATATCAACGTGACTGGAATGAGTCAGGGTTTAATTGGAGTAAAGGTGAATAATGAGTATTTACAGTAAGTTAAAAGCAGAACGTAAGAAGATGCTAGAAGATGGCCTTATGCCAGAGTGGATGTCAACATCAGGTTGGCAACTATTCAAGGAGAGATACTTATACCAAGCAGCTAATCCTAGAGAACAGTATTACCGAATAGCAGCTACACTTTCAGTGCATACAGACAGGCCAGAGCACTACAAGGATGAGTTCTTTAATGTACTGTGGAAAGGTTGGTTATCCCCATCAACACCTGTACTTTCTAACACAGGTACAACTAGGGGTCTTCCAGTCTCATGTGCTGGGTCTTACCTAGGTGATAGTATTGATGAGATTTACAAAGGTCTACGTGAGACTGCAGCACTAACTAAAGCTGGCTTCGGCACTGCTAGTTACTTAGGTGATATACGCCCTCGTGGCGCTAATATCAGTGTTGGTGGTACATCTTCAGGTGTTCTTCCTGTAATCGAGAGCTACAAGCAAGCTATGACTTACGTTGCACAAGGTACTGCTCGTCGTGGATCATGGGCTGGTTATTTACCAATTGATCATGGAGACTTCGAGGAAGTTTGTGACTACTTATTACACAATCCCGATGGTACTAACATTGGTTGGTGTGTATCTAATAAGTTCTTAGATGAGTTAGCTAATGGTTGTAAGGATGCTTTATCTCGATACCAGAAAGCTATGAAAACTAAGATGGTTACAGGTAAGGGTTATTTCTTCTTCCCTGATAAAGCTAATGCTAAAAGACCACAATGGTATGTAGAGCGAGGCTTAGATATTAAAGCCCCTCAACTTTGTGCTGAAATTATGCTACATAGTTCTGAAGAGCACACTTACACTTGCGTACTGTCTTCTATGAACTTAGCACACTACGATGAGTGGAAGAACACCAATGCAGTTTATATCGCTACTATCTTCTTAGATGCAGTATGCCAAGAGTTCATTGAGCGTGGTAAAAACTTACCAGGTTTAGAGAAAGCTATTTCATTCACTAAGAAGTCTAGAGCATTAGGTTTAGGTGTGTGTGGGCTTCATACCTTGTTGCAGAAGAGGCGTTACGTATTCGGTGGTTTTGAATCAATGATGCTTAATAATGAAATATTTCGTAAGTTAGATAAGGACTCTAAAGCAGCAAGTTTTGAGTTAGCACAAACCTGGGGTGAACCTGAGTGGATGAAGGGTCATGGTATGGCTAACACTCACCGTTTAGCAGTAGCTCCAACTAAGTCAACAGCACTAATCATGGGTGGTGTAAGTGAAGGTATCAATCCCGATACAGCGATGGTGTTTACACAAAGAACACCAGCTGGTGAGGTTAATAGGATCAATCCAGTGCTTCTTGATATCATGCGTGAAAAGGGTGTTTATAATATTACTAACGTAGAGAGTATTCGTGATGCTATGGGCTCTATCCAACATGTAGATTGGTTAGATGAGCATGAGAAAGAAGTCTTTAAGACAGCTTTTGAAATACCTCAAATGTCAGTTATTAAAATGGCAAGTCAACGTGCTAAATATTTAGACCAATGGCAGTCTCTTAACCTATTCTTCAGCTCCTCTGAGAGTGAAGAGTATATAAGTGAGGTACATAAAGAAGCTTTTGAAGATCCAAACATACTAGCATTATACTATGTGTATTCTATGGCTGGTGTTCAAAGTAGTAAAGATGAGTGTTTGTCTTGTATGTAATTAAACTTAGAGGTACTTTATGAAAAAACGTAACAGAAAAGAACGTAGATTAGAGCAGTTCGGTAAGAAAAATGTTAAAACAACTAAAGCTACTCCAGTTGTTGAGAAGAAGATAGAAAAACCTGTAGTTACCATTAACCCACTTAATGAGAAGCAAGATGACTATTACATAAGTCTACTAGGTGACCCTTGTGTTATCTGTACGGGAGCTGCAGGTACTGGTAAGACATACCTAGCAGCCTCTGTAGCAGCCAAGGACCTAGCTGATGGTAGAATCAATCGTATCATACTATCTAGAGCTAATGTCTCAACAGGGAAGTCTATAGGAGCTCTACCAGGTACTGTTGAAGAGAAAATGCTACCTTGGTTAATGCCTATGCTTGATGTACTGAAGAGTCAGCTAGGCACAGACTACTTCAACAACGCTATGAAGACAAAGACTATTGAAGTTCAACCTATTGAGACTATTAGGGGTAGAAGCTTTGATGATACTATCGTTTTAATGGATGAAGCTCAGCAACTAACAAAGGAAGAGCTTAAGGCTATAACTACACGTATAGGTGAGAACTCTAAGTTGTACCTAATGGGTGATAGAGCCCAGAGGGATGTACGTACAGATGGTTTGAAGTGGCTACTTGACCTAGTATGTAAGCACAACCTACCAGTCGCATATCACACCTTCACAAGTGACGATATAGTACGTAGTGGTTTATGCAAGATGTTCGTTAAAGCATATGAGAAGGAGGATGACTAGTGGCAAGTTACCCATACAAATGCACTAACTGTACACATGAGTTTGTAGATGTAATGTCTATGTCTAAGTATGAGAGGAAAACTACGTGTCCTAAATGCGATAAGGAGACACTACAAAGAGTCATAGGTACAAGTGCTATAGGTTTCAAAGGTAGTGGCTTCACGCCTAGCAATGTGTTTAAGAGCGGTTAATATAAATAAGGGACTATCTAATTCTTAGGTATTCCCAACTAAATAAAGGTACAGAAGTAATGATAGATATGAAAGTAGAGTACATAGACCATATGGGTAGTGATAATTCAGTAGTGAAAGCAGCACGAGTGTCTTTTGCAGGTGATAATGAAGAAG